AGTTAGTACTATGGGTGAAGGTTCAAGTCTCCCAGGTGGTGAAGTAAATTTAGATCAAATAATGGGGATAATGAACACTAAATAATGGCTACAAGGATACCAAATAGAAATCCATTAGATCTTAATCAAAGAAAAGGAATTGGAATAGCTCTTCCATTTGATGGAGACGCTGTGTTTATTTCAACATTAACTACAAGTAATCAAATTAAATATAATTTAATAAATTTTATATTAACTTCCCCAGGTGAGAGAATATTTGATGTTAATTTTGGGTCTAGTTTAAAAGGATATATATTTGATGCTTTAACAAATAATACTTTAAAAGATTTAGAACAAACTGTAATTAGAGAAGTAAATAACTATTTTGGAAACACAGTTAATATCCAACAATTTACTGTCACCCCAGATTATGATAATAACAGTATTATGGCTACCATGGTTTTTAACACCCCATTTGGGTCTACAGATGTAATCAATTTTAATTTATAATTAAATGACAGAAAATAAACAAATATCTTATATAAATAAAAGTTTTGGCGAACTTAAATCTTCATTTATAGATTACGCTAGAACATACTACCCAAATACTTATAATGATTTTTCTTCAACATCACCTGGGATGATGTTTATGGAAATGGCTGCTTATGTAGGAGATGTTATGTCTTTTTATCTTGATAATCAAATTCAAGAAAATTTTCTTCAATATGCAAGACAACAAAATAATTTATATGCTTTAGCGTACATGATGGGTTATAGACCAAAAGTTACAGCTGCCGCTATAACAGATATAGAAGTATTTCAACAAGTACCATCAATATTATCAGGTAGTGTTTATGTACCTGATTATAGTTTTGCTTTATTTGCTTCTGGTGGGTTACAATTATCTTCTGATTTATATAATAAATCTAATTTTTTAATACAAGATTCAATTGATTTTTCATACTCAAGTTCATACGATCCTACAGTTACATCAGTGTATCAAATAAATACTGGGATACCAGAATATTTCTTATTAAAGAAAACAAGACAAGCCATTTCAGCTAATGTTCAAACTACTACATTTTCATTTGGTGTAGCTGAAAGTTTTCCAACTGTAGAAATAAATGAATCTAATATTATAAAAATATTAGACATAGTAGATAGTGATGGGAATACTTGGTATGAAGTACCTTATTTAGCTCAAGAAACTATTTTTGATACTATTAAAAATACTAATATCAACAATCCTAATCTTAGTGATGATAATGATACACCTTATCTTCTACAGTTAAGAAAAGAACCAAGAAGATTTGTTACTCGATTCTTAGATAATAATACATTACAAATTCAATTTGGAGCTGGAACTAACACTCAAAATGTAGATGAAGAAATAACCCCTAATCCTGATAATGTTGGTTTAGGACTACCATATAAGCAATCTAAACTTAATACAGCTTTTGCTCCTGCTAACTTCTTATACACTGATACTTACGGTATTGCTCCTTCAAATACAACATTAACAGTTAGATATTTAACAGGGGGTGGTGTGAGTGCTAATATTAATTCTAACACTATATCAAATATAGTTAATAAATCAACTAATTTTAAATTTCAAAATAATACATTAGACTCAACTCAAGCACAATATGTCTACGACTCAGTATCTGTGAATAACCCTAACGCTGCGACAGGTGGGCAAGATGGAGATACAAATGAAGAAATTAAAATAAAATCATCTACTTCTTTCACCACTCAATTAAGAAGTGTTACTCAAGATGACTATTTAGTGAGAGCACTTAGTATGCCTTCTGAATATGGATCAGTAGCTAAAATGTATATTGAGTCTGAAAAAATAGCAAATACACTACCAGGTGAGATACCTGCTGTATTAAATTTATATGTTTTAGCATTTGACGCTAATAAAAAACTAAAAACATCATCAATAGCTTTAAAACAAAATTTATCTACTTATTTATCTCAATATAGAGTTATAAATGATTCTTTAAAAATTAAAGATGCGTTTGTAATTAACATTAAAGTAGATTTTGATATTATAGTATTACCTAATTATAATAATAATGATGTTATTAATAAATGTATATCTAGTTTAAAAACATATTTTGATATTGATAACTGGCAGATAAATGAACCTATTCTTACTAGTGATTTATATGTTATGTTAAGTCAAATAGATGGGGTACAAACTGTTAAAGATGTTAAAATATCTAATATTAGTAATGGATTATATTCACAATATGCTTATGATATAATGGGGGCTACTAGAAGTGGAGTTATATATCCTTCAATTGACCCAATGATATTTGAAGTAAAATACCCTGACACTGATATAAGAGGTAGAGTTGTACCTTTATAATTTTTAATATTTATTACAAAATATGGCTGTCTATAAAATTTTTCCTGAAAAAGATTCTACTATATACTCTCAGTATCCTAATAAAAATACAGGATTAGATGAAATATTAGAAGCATCTACATACTTAGACACAAGTGGTAACCCACATGTTAGTAGATTTCTAATCCAATTTCCCCAAAGTGAAATAACAAATATATTTAACACATATATCACTACAGAAGGATTAACTTGGAGTGCTTCATTAAAATGCTTTTTAGCTTATGCTAGTGGCTTAAATAGTGATACAACTATGGAGATATATCCTACATCCGGATCATGGAATATGGGAACAGGAAGATATGTCTATAACCCTGAGTATACTAATGGAGTTGGATGGTATAGTAGACTTTCATCAGCTAGTGGGAATTGGTCAACATCAGGTTTTGCGGATTATGTAACAGCTTCATTCTCATCATCAATAGCTGGAGGAGGAACATGGTATACTGGATCTTCTAACTCTACAGTTTTACCAATTTATACTACCCAATCATTTTCATTTTATGATGATAAAGATATAAACGCTGATATTACTAATATTATTAAAGCTTGGGTTAGTGGGACATTTGATAACAATGGTGTTATAGTTAAACAACAAACAGAATTTATAAAAAATTCTAATTATCAAACAAAACTTCAATATTTTTCAAGAGATACTCATACTATTTACCCACCATGTTTAGAATTAAAATGGGATGATTATTCATTTAGTACTGGATCATTAACTGAACTTAACACCCTCCCAGCTACTATAGCAATTGATAATAACCCAGGAACATTTTACCCTAGCAGTATAAATAAATTTAGAGTAAACAGCACCCCAGAATACCCAGCTAGAACATTCCAAACATCTTCATATTACACTTTAAATTATTATCTACCAACAGCATCATATTACGCTATTAAAGATTTAGATACTAATGAATATGTAGTTGATTTTGATGATCAATTTACTAAATTAAGCGTGGATCCAAGTGGAAGTTATTTTACATTATATATGAATGGTTTAGAACCTGAAAGATATTATAGTATTTTGATTAAGACTATAATTAATGGTAACACATTAATATTTGATGATAATTATTATTTTAAAGTTATAAATGGCTAATTATAGTTTAAATAAAACAGTTTATAATAGAGGAGCATATGTTAATGCTATTGATACCTCTTTTACTCAAATGACTCCACCACCACCCCCAGTTGAGGATACTATAACTGTTGAAGAATTTTTTACATATTATGATAAAATATTTTATGATATTCCTACTACTGGTGATATAAATTCACATAGTTATTTAGTTAAAAAAAGTGGTGATTATATTGGAGAAGATGCTACTAATAATGACACACAGATATTACTAGATGAAATAACATCTTTAAGACAACAACTTCTTTCTTCACAACAACAAGTATTAATGCTTCAAACTTCAAGTAGTATAATGCAAGTTTCTAGTAGTGTAGCAAATATGTAAAATAATGGCAACAACAATAACTGAAATATTATCACCTACTCCTTATAATTCTATAAGTAATATTCTTACTCCAGAAGCAATTACGGCTAGATTCTCACCTGCTTCAGATTATATTGAGTATTTTATAAGATCAAATACTAGTAATTTACAAATTATTAATTACGCGTATAATGGTTATTCTTTTCCTGATGATGGTACTGTTACTAGTAATGTAATTAGTTCTATAGTTATTAATCCTGAAAAAGATTTAATTGATAGAGGATTATCACTTGGTAATTATAATACTTATTATAGTTTTTATAGAAATGAATTATTTTCTTCTCCTGATAATCAATCTTTTTTTATAAAAGAAATTTCATCTGATAGAACAGAACTCACATTACGTTCAAAAGACTTAAATTTTTCTGAAGGATTAATTACATTTTTTAAAGAAGGAATACAAGCAGCATCTGCATACTACTCAGATTTTTATTTAAATTTTGGAAATAATATATTAGCTGTAGCTAATAATATTGATTATAATCCTACTACAAAAGATATATTAATTAATTTATATGAACCATTACCTAATGACATATACGTTAATACTTCATTGTGGGTAGTAACTAAAATAGCTGACACATTAGCTTTTAATATTGTTTCAACTCCAGATGTAGTTCAAGCACCTTCAATACTATCTAATATTAAAGGTCCTAATTTTAATTTACCTACAAAGGATAAAATTAATAACTCTACAGATTATATTGATTCTACTCAATTATTAACAACAAATCTTAGTTCTTCATATAATCAATTAAGTAGTTTACTTGTTGAAAAAGGAATAGAAATTAATATTGATTATAATGATTTCTCTAACTTTGTTCACTTTTCTTCAGCTGCACAACGAATTGAGAATTTTGCTTATAAAGTAGGATTATTAGAAACTTATAATAATGAAATAAGTGCTCTTAGTTTAATTAGTGGTTCAACATCACAATCACTTCATGTATCTTCAAGTACTACAACATTACAACAAAAGATAACTGATGTAATTACTAATTTTGATGGTTATGAGTATTTCTTATACTTCACATCAGGATCAAACGCTTGGCCTAAACAAAACTCAGTCCAACCTTATATATTATATCCTACTACAAGTTCACAAGCTATAACTTGGTTAGGGAGTGGAATATATTCAACCTCAAGTTATGGTGGTATATTATCAAGTGCATCACTTTATGATGAAGAAAACAAAGACTATTTATATTACACAATCCCTCAGTATATAACTGATGATAATGTTAACCAACCATATATTTTATTCATTCAAATGGTGGGTCAATTCTTTGACAACATTTGGACATACTATAAAGATGTAACTAATTTATATCAAGCTGATAATAGATTAGATTTTGGTATTTCTAAAGATTTAGTATCTCAAGCACTACAGTCATTTGGAATGAATATATACCAAAACAACTTCTCAACAGAAGATTTATACTCAGCATTTTTAGGATATTTGGGTAACCCTAATACAACTAGTACCTTACCCGTATCTGCGTCTTCAGGGTTAGAATATATTAATATCGTTGTTTCCGCATCTAATTCCGCTTCAATTGAGCCATTAGATGATGTGAATAAAGAAGTATATAAACGTTTATATCATAACTTACCTTATTTAGCTAAAACTAAAGGTACTATACCTGGTTTACGAGCTTTAATAAATTGTTTTGGTGTACCTGATACTATTTTAAGAATTAGTGAATTTGGAGGTAGAGATAAAGATACTT